CTGATACGTTAGATACTTGATATACGTTTGGATAGACACCGGTTGAACGAGTTGGAGATGTTCCAGGTCTAATGCCGGAGTATTGACCATTTGCAGGATCATAGATCTCAGGAACATCACCCACGAGTTCTCTCCATTTAGCGTATTGTGTCTCATCTTGATCAGTCTGTGCAGTTGCAATTAAATAATCACTATCAAACTCTTGTACAAGAGTACCGCCTACCAAAAAAGAGGCTTTTTGAATAATCTGTGCACCAATATAACGATTCCAATTAAATTCATATTGTGAGGGTCTACCAGTAGTGGTTGAATCCACATATTTACTGTAGATATCCGGAAGAGTAAATGTAAAATAGAGTTCTGAGAGTAAATCACCTATACGTTGAATTTTTGCACGAAGTTGAATGGGTTCACTAAAGAATGGTTCACTAGGACCTTCCAGTGGAAGAGTTACAGATTCAAATGCGAAATGGCTGTATTTTTTTAAAACAAGATAGAAATAAGTAAAATCTGGGTTTCCACTTAGAATTACATTTTGAGATCCATAAGCAACTAATATGAATAAACCACCCCCTGTCATGACAACTCTTCTTGCTACTGTGAAACAAGATGAGTTCTCATTTTTTAACGCTTCTTAAATATCTTAAGCTTGTTTATCAGTCCACCATCTATCCGTTAGATAAGGTGACATTGACATATCTACACCGTCCATAACAGTAGAAGGACCAGCATTCATTAATTTCTGAATTTCAGTGTAGGTTACTGCATAACTGAAGTAAGTCACACGGCTCACAAGACCTTTAGCAGATCCATCAAAAATAAGGCTTGAAGGAGCACCTACACCTTGAAACATAGGATCTGATTGTAAGGACATTGTTACAGATGGACTAATAGTTTGCTTACGTGGACAGAATAAATATACATCTCCATAGTTCTGGTACGCCGGTGTATTTGCACTGAGAGTTACTTTCTGTTTCAAATTGCCGTTGATATACACGTAGATTTGGTTACCCTTGCAAGAAACAACTAGGTGGAACCATTTCTCAACTGGAATATTCTCAATATCGCTATAGTTGTTCCATGTATCATAGCAATTCATAAAGATACGGAGACAGTTGCGATCACCCCAAACAAAGACACCAGGACCCATTAGAGGGTACATCTTTGAATACCCCTTGTGTAAAATGTGATAGAGTTTCTTTTCACCTGATGAAAAGGTATCACTGCTTATATAACAAAACATCGCATAGGTAAACTCTACGCCGGAACGCTGGTTATCCGAAAAATACACCGTTTTTGCAATAGGGCTTAGCGGATTTTGAATTGCCGTAAAAGTCCTTGAACCGGAGGAGTAGGTATTTGGGAAAAGTTCTACACGATCACGGTACATATTGAGAAATGAAGTGTAGATAAATTCAACAAATAGCATTGTAAAGTAAATAGCAGCTACAATTGCAGTGCCTGATAGGATTTGCGACAAGGGATCTGATCCACCCATCGAAATACTTGTAGGGAAACTCATTCCTTTTACAGCACCGTTATTTGAGGCTTGCATACTCTCTAACTATCTAAGATATGAAAAATAGACATCTATCAAGTTCTATTTTATCATTTTGTCATTTTTCTTAGTTTATCATTTATTAAACAGTGCTTCCAGAAGCAATAGATTGTCCATTACGCTTGAGACTGAAGGAGTACTGACCGGGATCAAAATAGGATTTGAATAATGTCCACAATGAAGTATCCACTGGGCCATTGCTATACAAACGATACACTTGATCAGGAGAGTATGCAAAATTTGCTGCGTGAGTTTGACCAATGATACCACCAAATCCTTTGGGGCCACCAATCTCCATTTTTGGAGTAGTTCCAGTAACGGTAAACATACCATCAAGAACACAGCTGCGGGCAAGTTTACCGTCAATGTATACATCCATTGTACGACCACTCAAAACAGTGCAGATATGTACCCAGCGTTGCATATCAATACTTTCAATATCACACTTCTTGAAGTCACCACCATCATCCGTATAGGGGGAAGATCCATTTGAAAGGAGTGTCATTTGACTTGGTCCAATCGTATTTGTTGTTGCAGTACCGGTGTTGCTCACACGAATACCTAGTTTATTAACGAATTGGCCTAAATACATTACAAGAGTTTTATTATCTCCACCTCCATCCAAAGTTAGGAAGATCTTATTCTTTCCTTTCTGTATATTCCAATTTGAAACATAGATCCAAGTACTTATTGAATAATCACCGCCTCCGTAGATTGCAGGAATATTTTCTTTCTCGAATTTTGTTGTGTTTGTACTATTTGCTGGGATACCATTACCTGCATTAGAATACACAACCATATCAGATTTTTCAGTAGATCCGTTGATGTATTTATAGAGATAATAAAGCACGACGGCAAGAATTGCAATACCTGCCAACATAAAAATGATTCTGCCAGGCCCAGATGATACGGCATTACGAAGTGAGTTCATTCGATTCTAATAGTAATTGGAGATTTATGCGTAAGGACTTGTCCACTGTTCAAAAGGATTTGGTTTCTTAGGTTCAGTACAAAGTCCGCCCGGACACCCAAACCCTGGAATAATCGATAAAAGTCCGGAAGATATATCACCTGACATCGCATAGGGTTTTCCATCATTATCTGTTTCAGATCTCATCTTGCTCAAAATATCAGAAGAGTTTAATGCTGATGAATAGATTGATAGTAGTGCAATATTTCCTCCAAGACGAGGATCTCCTACCTTTAAATTTTGTGTTCCATCGTAATCAGGCATTCCTTTAACAAGTGTATGTGCAGCAACCAATTTTCCATCCAAATAAATTTTAAAACGACGACCTTCTTTTACAATTGCAACAGCGGTCCATTTATGCATTTTTAAATCATAAATATCGATGGATTCGCGTTCTGTAACACCTCGTACTGCAACTTCAAGTCTTGATGGTGCAAAATCAAGAGAACGACCTGCGTCGGGTGTAATCAAAATAGATAGTTTTAGTTTATTATCTAGATTTATAGCCGTTGCATATTCATTACCGATTCTTGATGTACGATCTTTAATTTGCGGTAAAATGTAAAATGTAATTGTTGAAGATGAAGATGTACTCCAATTTGTTTTTAATTCTTCACTTGTAAAGACTTGTACTTCTTTAGAAAGAGGAATACGTTGTTCTTTTGCTGTAATTACAGTTGTTCCTGATGCCACTGTATTAGACGTAAATGCAAACCTAATTATAAAATAAACAGCTATAATTAGGACTAGTGCTCCTAACACGATATAGACCGTGCTCATCTACCGGTAGAGATCAAAAATTATACTGAACCAAATGATTCTTTTGAAGTAAGATCACTCATACGTGAAGCCATTTCACTGGCTAAAGGAATGTATCCAAATGTACGTAAATTCATTACCTCAATACCCTTTGAAACAAGTAACCCATTTATTTTTATATTAGATGGAGCTATAATCTTATCTTCAGCAATAGGTGCAGATGTATCACCATATAATTTACGTGTCTTATACAATTTTCCATTAATATAAACTTCTAGGATATTGGGTGTCTTTACAACTCCAATACGAAAGGGTGTATGAATAGGTACATTATCTACCTCGGCCGATTCTAGACCTTTTATTGAAATACTTGTAACTTTCAGAGTATTTTTTGAATTGTCAATACTCATTCGAAGTTTTGGAGTTGAAACGCACGAACCAAGAACAAAAAAGATACGGTCTGAACTACCTGAAGGAAGTTGTTGTGGAAATTCATCTTTAATTAATATATCCATTGTGATTGCATATTGTTCTTGACCTTGAATAACTGTAGACGAAGGTATATATTTACTAGAACTAGGTCCTATAGTTATAGAATCTATCTTAGAATATTCAGTCCAAAAGACTTGAGTACTATCAATGCCGGGCAAACTAGGAGAGAAACGTTTAAAGATAGGAGTGATCCATTGATCAACCCCTAAAAGAATTAAACCAATCGCTAGAAGGCCTGCAATTATATAGAGTACATATCTCATAATAGTTCCTCCAAGTGTTCCAATAGGTAACCGGGAACTCGCTTCTTTAATAAGTCCTGCGGTAGCTACAGCACCGACTGCTCCAGCCATCGGTTTATTTATTTTTTGCCCAAGTGTTTTAGTTTCTTTTAACACGTCAGCAATTTTTTGTGACCGCTCAGCGTCCATCTCTATCTAAGATCATTCTATATTCTCAGACTTTACTGATTTCTTCTTCTTTCGAGTTAAGATTCCTTTCTTAGGATCATATCCAATTCGTTTATAATAAGGTAGTGAATCTTTTGGGTTACAATCTACAAGTTTTTCACGTAAATAACATACAAATGAAAGACGGCTATATTTTTTATCTACACCTTGGGTTCCTGTTTCTTTATCATTTAAATACACTTCAGGCAATTTAGCATTATAGGCCTTATCTTCGGCTGTCTCACGCATTTCTGTATTACAATGCCACTCGTGAACATCCATTGCTAAAAAATCACCCGTACGTACATTAAATCCAATCTTGTATCGTGGAAAGATTGTAAATCCTCCGTGATATTTACCACGTTCAATTGCTGAAAGATTTCCAAATCCTGTTCGCAAATCACCATCATCCATATGAAGTGCAGTACGAAAATTACGATTCATTGTTACAGATGAGAAAGCTGTATCTGAAATCTGGTATTCAGGTCTAGCCTTAGCTTGCGCAATCTGTGCCTTATGACGATCAGGAACAAGTTTCTTAAATAAATCATCAATGGCTTCAATAAAAGGAATACCCTCTTTGTATTCTTCAAAATACTTTTGAGTATACGAGGTTAAACGACACGGAAGACCCATAAATGGAGTTCTTTCAAAATATCCTCAGACACTGCTAAATACATTATTATTAACACGCATCTTACTTATTTTACCATTTTGCATATACCGGGCAGACCATTTATCAATACCAGTTGGCTTTCTACGAGTCCAGTATTTGCTTTTCAAGTCAATTGGACCTGCTGCAGCACCGCGATTTCGTGACGCAGATGCTGCATTGTAGAAATTTTTCCACGCTTTGAGAACTAGATCGTGAGGTATTACATTTTTCCTAAATCGCGCTAAAAGAACTTTTCCATCAGGTGATTCTTCATTTTTAGCATAAATATCTACATCATCATCGTAGATTATATCTGCATCTTTTTCACTGAAATAGGTTCCCTCACGTGCTTTAATCTGATCCTCAGTTAATTTAGGTTCAAGTACAACTTGTTTAACACCTTGTATCTTAGCCTCTCTTGTTTTTCCTGAGGGTATTTGAAGACCTTCTAAAAGTGCATCGGGATCTACTCCCATTCTATTTAAGAAGATGAATTTGATTTGGGAAGCATTATATATAAAACACCTGCTAAGACTGCTGAGACTGCTACACCTGCACAGACACCTTTCATAATTGCTTGATTATCTGCTTCCATAAAATCATTAGCAGTAATCACAGGAGATCTTCCTCGACTTCCGAGTCGGGTGTAATATTGGATGACCTCGGTCTCAGTATACTTTCGTTTTCCTAACATCTCATTCACTTCATTATGTAAATCAATGGTCCAGCGAAATAGATCCTTTCTAGAATCAAGCGAAGGTCCTATTGGTATTTTTGCTAAATGTGAACTGTAATGATTTCTACACGTTGGACATGGAATTAACACTTGAAGTGATTCATAAAATTCCTTAGCCGCTTTTTTATCACTATAGGTTGGACTGACTGGATATCCAAGAGCCACAATATGCATTGTATGCCAAAAGAATGGACCCCATACATCAGGCGGAATCTGCATCTCTCTCTGTGAGAAACAACAGAAAAAGCATTGACCGTTTTTACTCAGTCAGCACTTATAGCCATTTCCAAATAGTCTATATAAGAAGGACATTTTTGAATGTTATCCAATGAATCTATATCATCAGTATCATCCCCTCATCTCTGCTCAAACTGCGGAACATCCGGACATACCTATCGTCAATGCGTAGAACCTGTTTCCTCCTATGGTGTTCTCGTGTTTCGTTGGTTAGGTAAGACAGATACTTGGTCACCTATGAAAGAATTTTGTCGTGAAAGCCGAAGCCCTACAGGTCTTATTAATACTGAACCCCAAGTTCTGATGATTCAACGAAAAGATTCACTTGGATTTATGGATCTTATGCGTGGAAAATATAAACTAAATGAACCTGAATATATTCGTAAACAAATCAGAGGTACTACTCTCAAAGAACGTATGAGTCTTCTAAATGATGATTTTGATGTAATCTGGCATAATCTATGGGGATCTGATGCAGAATTATCTAATCGATATGCTCAAGATCGACAAATTTCAAAACAAAAACTAAGTGAAATACGAAAAGGTGTTGAGTTACATACAGGTGAAAAGTATACATTATCCGATCTTCTCCGGCAAGAACCTCTATTATATGAAACACCTGAATGGGGTTTTCCAAAAGGACGTCGTGATCCATATGAAACAGATATCCAATGCGCATATCGTGAACTTCAGGAGGAAACTGGAATCAAAGAGGAAGAACTTTGGAAGGTTATAAATGTTGCACCATTTGTTGAAACATTTTACGGATCTAATGATATTCACTATCGACATACCTATTATTTAGCCCAATACATTGGTTCACGAAATGTGACCTTTGATGTACTCAACAGTGAAATGATTAAAGAAATTGGAACTCTTGAATGGAAATCTATGGATGATGCTCTTCTTTTATTGAGACCTGATAATCTAGAAAAACGAGGAATTCTAATTCAATTAGCAACACTCTTTCGCAATCTAGTACCTATTTTTAAAGAGCCAGTGGTAGGCGAACGCATAAACTCTCTAAATGAAAATACTTTAAGAGAACAGCAGGACCTCTATGTCTACAGAAGTAAATTCAGCCGAAATGGAGGGGTTCTTGGAAAAATGGAACGCCCTCGACGATTTTTCGGAGAGAGACATGCTACTCGCAGAATTTCAGAGATACGGGAAAGAACAGAAGAATCTCATTCAGAAGTCAATACAAGGCACTCGCGAGGAAGAGGGCGCATTGTATCCATCTATAGAAGACAACCAGTTTCTCACGAAACTTCTGAGGAAACGAGAATTCAGGGAGAGTCTACAAAAGAAGATCACGGACAAGACTCTTGAAGAGGATGTCTGTTCAGTAAGTGAATTTGAATATACACCTGTACAAAGGTTTGTATCTCAATTTATGTCTCCTAATACACCGTATAATGGAATGCTACTCTATCACGGAGTAGGTGTTGGAAAAACGTGTACTGCAATTCTAACGGCAGAAGCCTTTTTGCACTTAAGTCCTAAAAATAAAGTGTATATTTTAGCACCTCCTGCTATTCAAGATGGATTTTATCGAACAATCTTTGATATTCATCGTGTAAAACTTGGAAAAGAAACAGATGATCTAAATCAACACGATGGATGTACTGGAAATCTCTATCTTGAACTTACACAAACACAATTTGAGCGTGAAACAAAAGATATTGAATATCGTGTGAACCGTTTAATCAATAAACGATATTCCATTATGGGTTATGTTGCATTTCGTAATATGATTCGCGAAATTTTAGATCAAATCCCTAAGAATCTAAGTCCTGAAAAAAAGATTATTTTAAAAGCCAAACTTCTTCAAAAAAATCTGAGTGGATCATTATTTATTGTAGATGAAGCCCATAATTTACGAACGGTAGGTGATGATGTAGAAGATGAATCTGATACAATAGATGATCCTGAAAGTTCTAAAAGTGATGCTAGCGCTGGTAAGAAATTAACTCCTTTTTTGAAAGAAGTTCTGCGAATCTGTGATGGTATTAAATTACTTTTAATGACGGCAACACCTATGTACAATACATACAGAGAAATTATTAATCTTCTAGATCTACTTTTAATTGTAGATAAAGTGGATGAAAGTCAGAAGATCAAAGATTCTGATTTACAGTTTACAGCAACGGGTCAACTCACACCTGAATCCGAATCTAAAATTATTCAGATTGCAAATTCACGTGTCTCCTATATGCGTGGTGAAAATCCAAAAGCATTTCCTGCCAGATTAAATCCTCCTGATGCACTACGTGTAACTGAGTGGCCTTCATTTCAACCAAATGGAGTTACTGCTGTCAATTCATTTGAAAAAGAGAATGCGATGCGTCTTCCGTTAGTTAAATGTGAATTAGCAGATGAAGCTCTTTCTGTTCTTGACTATGAAACTAAACAATTAATCGCATTAAAAGGTACTGGTATACGCACAATTGATACACTTCTACAAGCTGGAAATTGTATATTTCCTGGAGAGGGTCTAGATGATCGTATCGGATCCACTGGGTTTTCAAATTGGTTTGCTGCGAAATCTATTGCCGCAACCTTTGAAGGAACTAAATTATCAACACTTCCTCAATATGTACCCACCAATGCAGATAATGAATATGGATGGATGGAAAATTCACCTACTGGATTAAAACGATATTCTCCAAAATTTTTCAATGTACTTCAATCTATTCAGACTTCTGTAGGAATTTCCTTTGTTTATAGTCGATTTGTTGAAAATGGTGCGATTATTCTTTGTCTTCTGTTGGAGGCAAATGGATATAGTCCGTGGGGTAGATCTGCGCGTTTATTTAGCAAAGGTCCTGTAACTGCAGGAGGACGACAATGTGCTAGGTGTTCAAAACGTGAAGTAGGACATTCAGGAGATCATACATTTACTCCTGCCTATTATGCTCTTTTAACCGCAAGTGACGTTAAAACCATTGATAAACAGTCACTTCCTCTTTCACCCAATAATACTCGTGTGATTCAGGCGGCAAGGGATGGATCAAATGCTGACGGTTCTAAAATAAAGGTCATTGTAGGATCTCAAGTTGCGGGTGAAGGTCTAGATCTCAAAGCAATCCGTGATGTTCATATCTTAGAAGGCTGGTTTCACTTATCAAAGGAGGAACAAATTATAGGACGAGGAATTCGTTATTGCTCACATCAAGCACTTCCAAAAGAACAGCGAAATTGTACCATCCATTTATATGTAAATACTTTTCCTTTAGAAACAAATCGAGAATCGATTGATTTATATTCCTATAGAACGGCGATGAATAAGGCAGTACGTGTTGGTAATGTAAGTCGTGCATTAAAACGGGGTGCAGCAGATTGTAATCTCAATCACGAACTTATCTTAGTTAATGGTCTTACTTCTGTTCAGATGGTCAACAGTCAAAAAATTCCTATTACAGTTGATTTAAATGATAAAGATTATACACCTATTTGTGATTGGATTCAGTGTAACTATCAATGTAATCCAGAAATAAATGTACTCAAATTAAAAGAAGATACTTCAACCTATGATCTATTTGCTGCGCGTTTTATGGAACAAAGTCTTATTTCAAATCTGAAGAAAATGTTTAAAACACAAGTTTTGTGGCATTGGGATGATCTGCAAAATATATTTTCAGAGATTCCTAAACAGACTCTAGTTAGTCTACTTTTACGATCTGTAAATAATCCTTCAGTTGTACTTGAAAATGGAGATTGGCAAGGTCATCTAATTATTCGTAATAATCTATTTCTTTTTCAGCCCACCTCTATTCGTGATCAATCAATTCCTCTGGCATTACGTTATGGAAAATATCCTGTAAAACGCGATTATTACGAACCAACTCTTAGTTCGGTAGTTAATACTAGTACTACTACTACTAATACTACTGTACCTCGTCCTATTGTAGTTGCACCTCAAGTTGAAGTGGATACAGTCTTTCTAGTGAATTTATGGACACAACTCAATCGTTGGATTGATGAATTTAAAGAACCTATGGTTGAATCAGTTCCTAAAGAATTGTTATCACTTCTCTTAACACTTGCTAATAAGGATGTGGATAAACGAGATAATTTAGAACAACGTCTTAAACGACTTCAATGGTGGGGAAAAAGTATACTAATGATGAAAGGAGATCTCTCTGATTTACAAACAGTAGCTCGTCAATTTATCTGGGATAACTTTTTAAATATAGATCAACAACTTGCACTATATACTTCAGATGAATCCTATATTGAAACTGTAACTGATCCTGAATATCAAGCTACTAGTGGATCAGGTTCTAAAAGAGTTACTGCTTATCGATATCTGAAGATTGATACTAAATCTGTTGTGTATCTATGTAATCCTTCTACAAAAACATTATGCTCACCTGCTGAAACTCAGACCTATATTTCCTCTAAAACAGATGTGGTTATTACAGCCGTTGCAGATCAAACTACAACAGGTGAATTATATGGTGCTCTTGTTCCTTGGGAAAATGGACTTATGTTCAAATCGTATAAACCTGTTAAAAAGGGAAAAGAACCCTCTGGAGGATCTGCGTGCGTTATATCAAGTACTGTAGCAGCTCATAAAAAGAAATTAATTGAACTCGGTTTAATTCTTGCTCGATATACGGATGGATCTCATTTTGACTTATTAGATGATACCTTTAAAAAAGGTGCTCCTAGAAATTTATCAGGTGCTTCCAATTTATGTACACTTATGGAAATTGTCTTACGGTGGATGGATGTTCGAAAGCAGCATTATGGAAATCTAAGATATTTCTATAGACCTATTTCAGCATTTTATTCTAAACACACAAGTATTAAATAAATATTGACCTTACGCTAAAAATTGACTTTATTCTCTTTGAATTCATAGTAGTAAGCAGAATGGAATCAGAAGCATTCTTTCAAGAAAAAGTGTATCTTACCTCTAAAGATCTTCGATCTGAGATTGTATCAATTGATGCGATTCTCTTAACTAAAGTGAAAGAACGTCTTGAACAGCGTTGTTCAACACACGGATATGTACTTCCTGGAACTCTTGAACTTCTCACCCGTTCTGCAGGTGGTGTAGATGCAGGTCGGTTTTCAGGAGACTGGTCCTTCTTAGTTAAGGCTAAAGGACGTGTATTACATCCTCCTGAAGGAACTGAATTGGAAGTTGAAGTACTCAAATCAAATAAGATGGGAATTTATGCAGTCTATGAAAATGCAATTCGTCTTATGATTCCTCGTGATCTTCATTTAGGAGATGATGAATTTGATCAATTAAAAGTGGGAGATCGTATCCGTGTGGAAATTCAAAAATCACGATTTCAATTGAAAGATCCTTTCATTGTAAGTATTGGAATTTATCGTGGACGAGCAGGCTCTGTTGGAGTACGACCTGTTCTTTCTACTATTAAAGCTCCTTTACCTGAAACTAAGGATAAAGAGGGTGAAGAGGAAGAGGATGAAGAGGAAGAGACTTTAGCTGCGTAGAAAGAGACATAGGAAGAAGAGTCCAAAGTATAGAAATGTCATTGACTAATGATGAATATGAAAAACGTAAACTTTTTTGTAAAGAAATAGAACAACTTTCACGTCCAGAATTGGAAGAATTATATAGAATTTTACGAAAAGAAAATGGGGAGTTTAGTGAAAACTCCAATGGAATCTTTTTTGATGTAAGTTCTCTTCCGGCTTCAGTCTTTGATGCTCTTTGGAAATTTGTAGAGTTCTGTAAATCTAATGCAAAAGATCTAGAAGAACGTACTAAGATGATTACAGAAATGGCAGTTAAATCCGATTAATGTTAGACTTATTTCATAAAGGTTAGTGTACGTGCTGTTGGATCTGATACACCAGGTCTAGGATAACTATTTAGAAGAGTCATCCTAAATTTGGCAGGAGCAGCTGGTACAGGAACAGGAGTTACAGGAGTTACAGAAACAGGAG